CTCTGCTCGTTTTTTTGCACCCTCAACTTGAAAGGTATGTCTTTCTGGACTACTTGCTATCTTTGAATTCTTTGACATCGGCCACTGCTTTCTTTAGTGTTTCAGAATAGTTAAGAGCCTGTTGCTCGCTCATGATAATGCTGGCTTCGTACTCAATATATCCTTTGGTCAACAAAGTCCAAATGATTTTAAAACGATTAAGTTCCCACCATTTGGTTTTTTGTTGAATATATGTAGTTACAGTAACAGCATAATCCTCTTCCGCTTCTATCCAAATGTTATGGGAGTGATCGCAATCTCCGCACTCGCATACAATTTTATAGACTTTGCTATCGCCATAGTCTTTGAGTAGTAATATACCTTCAGCTGGCGTCTGTGGTTTCATTGTAATGGTGTGTTATTTCGAGATTCAGAAGCCATGATATGTTCCATGATTTCTAAATCTTCTTCAGTTGGATTTTCGATATCAATTGACCGAGATTTTTCTATGAATTCGCCAGATTGAATCATACGAGTAATTTCTGCAATTAACTCATCTAATTCTTCCTGTGTACCTTCAAAGGTATCAAATGCCCCAGGAGCAAATTCAATTTTAAGGTTAGAAACTTCTTCAGGTGTTAAGTCTTCAAATTTTTTAGTTTCGGTCATTTTAGGTCCAAAGTGATTGACGGATTTTAATTAAACGAATCAACATTTCTGTATCTTCTTTTTCATATGCGGCTTCAATTTTTTGTAGCAACTTATGAGCCTTATTGCTGGCTTTTTTAAGCGCAGGATCTTTTGGCTCATTGAAACTTAGTTTGCCGCCATTAGCTAATCGCTGTGCTTCGCAGGCCGCAGTCCAACCACTTGATTCATAAGGATCTGGACGATTGCGATATGTAACAGTCCACCAAGTGTAAAGTTCTAAAATTTCTTGTGCGGCTTTGGCTTGGTAAGTTGGTTCTTCCTTCTCACCTTCTTTGATAAAATCTTTGTTGGTAAGAGTAGCGGCCCAATCCAAGTAAGCAAGACCTGCTTCTGGACAGCGCCAAGTACGCCAACGCAACCAACCACTGCGATACCATGGTGGGCTGTATTTCTTACGAGCTTCTTCATCCCACATACAGGTGTGCCATGCTTGTTCTATTTCTACAAAATCCACAAGCTCGTTAAATAGACAAGGCAAAAAACGATTACCCACATCCTGCCACTGACCGGGTTTAATGTCGCGAGGATGAGCGGTAAGAGCGTGGCTACGAGAGACCCAGCGATTATTAATGTAATATCTAACGTCATTTAGTCGATCCGCAGGGTAGTTAATAAAATTTTGGATAGCGTCTAATGCTTCTTCGGCAATCCAATAACGAACAGGATTATAGCCTTGAGCCTTTTCTCGCCACTCGTCCCATTGTTCACTGGTGCCTGCACTGAGTTTAGGAGTTCCACGAACCCAGTCGGCAAACTTTGAACAGGACCAATAATTACTTCTCATTTTATTTCTCAATAAATGGTTTTAAGTTAGGCGGAGTCCACCCAACAGGTTTTAACACTTTTCCATCTTCACGCTTACGAACCTTGCCTGTTTCTTTATCAATCTTGGCAAAGTTGGTAGCCATAACTTCTTTCCAAGCACCCTCAGCATCAAATCCTGCACTATGGATAGCACCGATTGTAACAACCAAAATATCAATTAAGGCATCTAATTGTTCAACTCGATCACCAGCCGCTATTGCGGTATTTAATTCATCGTGCTCTTCTTCTATTAAGTTACAGTACATATTATACTGTTTTTCATTGAAGTTGTCAACCGTTTGGTCGCAGGCTCGCATAAATTTTTCTTGATCACGAAATGGGTTCATATTATCCTCTAATTCCAGCTTGGGTTTTTGTTACTAATGGTCCGTCACTTAAAAAGTCTAATCCGGCAGATCTGCCTTCGTACATCTTACCGTTCCAAATCATTCCAATCTTAACACTTTTGTTAATGACCACGGTTAGTTTTTTTCTATATTCAAAGTCTAAAACTTCACCTTCGACAAAGGTACTGGTCCTAGTGCTTCTGACCAAGCACTTATCTTCGTTTCTAAACATTTCCATTTGGTTTGCCCCATCTAAGATAAAATTCTGACAGTTTTTTCTTTTCTAACTCTGCTACTATGACAAATTGATATCCATAATTTAGTATATCGTGTTGTCTGTGCCATACGGGTTTATCGATAGCATTTTCCATAACAAATTTGCCTGCGTCACTTTGTTGCCAATTCCACAATGGCTCACCTGCATATAAATCTGGATCTTCTACATCGCCAACTTGAAATCGATGTACTATCACCTTGTGAATTTCGTCGACTATCTCTTTATTGTCGACTACTCGAACTTTCCACCTTACTGGGCCCATACTAGAGTGTGTAGTGTAATAAATTTTTCAGCATCAACTTTATGCATAAATCGCCAGTCTTGCCAACTTTGACGGCTAACATCAGGCCATGATTCTAATTGTTTCGCAGTCCAATTACAATGTTTATCTAGGTCGCTACCACCATGATAAGTAACCTTGTCGTCAATTAATTGTTCTTCTTCTATAGTGACTCGCCAGTATCTCCCCCAGGGAGTTAATACAGGTTTGACTTTAGGTTTATCAAGCATTGACCATGTTCTTACCACTTTGGCTAGATCGTTCAATGCCGACATTACCGTTGCGGTGTGCCCTAGATAGTTAAGTTGCATTATTCTTTTTCTTGCGGGCAGGATAGCGCCTGCGCGATTTATTTTCTTTTACAATTAATGGAGGAAATTTTAAATTTTTCTCTGCTTGATCTAGTGCGGCATGTATTTGCGCTGTAGTAGGTTCGTCTTCGTCAAACGACATTTCGTCTTCTAGAGTAAGACCCAATTGCGATAATTTCTTATCTACTGAATCAGCTTCTTCTTTTGAAACTTCTTGTCTGAAACTGCCGACCGGTCCGCGATTATCTTGACTGATGTTATGCCATGTACGCACTTCTAACAGAGCTTCAATTTCATTTGGTATTGCAACTACATAATGGGGTTCACTATTGTAACCAGCATGTTCTAAAGTGAAACTATGAATAATTTCACCTTGTGTAAGTTTATTGTTAGTACGAGATATTCCGTATACCCAAACGGTGTCTCCTAACTTATAGGATTTTTTAACAGTCATAATAATTAAGCAGGTAAGTGCTCTTTATCTTTTGACTTGGTCTCAAGAAGATCTTTGACAAACTTGATTGCTTTACGATCTGTGTCATATACATATTCTTGATCCTCGTCGGCATCGCTTCGTAGGGTAACGATAACACCGTTACACACTTTACGAATTTCGATTGATTCAAACATAGTTCACCTTTTATTTTGGAACTGATAGATTGTAGTTAAAGTGGAAAATACCAATGTGTGCTACTTCTCGACTCAGTTGTTGATCGCACCATACTTCATATCCTGCCTTTTGTGCTTGTTGACAGAAATATATGTCCTCACCGATCTCAAGATTTAGGTGCGGTACATATTCTTGCAAGTAATGCGGTTGTGGAATCTTTTCATAGACTTCACGCTTGCACATTACTAAACCATGTGGTAATACATCAATTAATTCCATATCAGGACTATTGTCTGTAGTTTGGAATTCTTGGAAAGATCCAGCCTTACCACTCATACCTGTAAAGTTAGGATTTGGAAAACGACGGCGACGATAGTTAGCACCAACAATATGCTTGTTACGAGCCAATAGACGCATAGGAGCATCGATTGGAAACTTCATATCACTATCTACCCAGAAGATGTGGCTAAAATCGGATTTTAAAAATATATCAACTAAGTTACGACGAGCAATCGTAATTACTGATCCAATGTTAAAAGCACAATTGATCTTAACGCCATTGGCAACCATATTGGCCGCCGCCATTGCCAAATGCTGTGCAAATTCAGCATTAACCATTTCCATTGCTGGAACAGCAATCATTACGCTAGGTCTTTGACCTTGTGGCATCTGTGCCATTGGCGCATTTTGTGCTTGGGGTCTCTGTGCCATAACCTGTTGACGGTTAGGTATGTTGAGTTTAGGTTTCTTCATTTTTTCCTTAATATAGAATAATTATAGCAGAAAAATAAGCTATATGCAATACTTATTTTAACTTTTTCGCTCAAAAGCGGATCTTGATTAATTTTGTTCTTCCTCGTTGAACCATTGGTCAACTAGTTGTTCTGCTTCTTCTTTTGTCAATGCGTAAACAAATATATTGGCCAATTCTGTTCCCGCAGTATGCTGAACATCAAATTTAATATGGCCCAAAGGAATATCAGACATGGGCCTTTGAACTACAAATTCTTGTAGATTTTTAGCACGATTGATTGTTTGATCGGTTAGATCTTTTGCATTGATCATTCTTCTTCCTTGAAGTCTACTACATTGCCGTCTTCGTCTGCACAGATAATTCGTACAGTTTCGCCGTCTTCGTTTTTGATCTCAATCGGACCCCAGATCCACCAATGAGTATCGCCCTGTGTCCAACCTTCTTCCTCTAAATCGTAGGCTGTGTTTTCTTCAAGGAATTCACGAATCTCTTCTTCAGCTTCTTCGTCTAGTCCTTCGATTTCTACATCATACCAGCAACCGCCGTCAAACATTTCAACAAGCTCTACACTTTCGATATTGTTAACTTCACAGTCTAACATATCAATACTGTCTTTCTTGCCATCACCGTTAGGAACTTCGGTAAACTCAAACTCAGGAGGATTGTCGTCTGAGGTTTCTACAGTCCATTCGCCATAACGGAAACCGTTAGTGACGGTGACTACACCTTCACCTTCTCGTTGATGATATGACTCGACTTCTTGACAAGACTTTTTATAATATGTACTAACGGTCCAGGTTGCCATGATATTTCCTTAGTTGTCTAAATCCATTGAATTCCACTCTTTGATCACAGCAATGAGTTCTTCTTCTGTGTTACAAAGAGTTTTAACAGAGGCCCAATCTTCTTTTTTATTGCGACCACTGACTTCTACCATCCAACCGTTGTCGTAACGATTAAGAGTAATGTTTTCGTTTACTTTTGCTAGTTTACCTAGTTTATTTGCCATTTTAATTTTCCTTTATCGTGGTGCAAACTCTTGTTGCAGTTTAATGTTGTCAAAGAATTCTTTCTTTGTATTGCCATCTTCTTTGAAGGCACCTTTTAATACTGTGGTCTGTGTTAAACTTGAATGTGCCATAATGCCGCGATTTTCACAGCATCCATGTGTCATTTGAACATACACACCTAAATCGTTTGCACCTGTTGCTTTTGAGATTTCCCTAGCAATGTCATTACAAAGTTCCTCCTGGAGAGTACCTCGAC